ACCACCGAAGAAATCAGCTTGGTCATCTCTGACCTCACACTGAAACTCATCGTGTACATTGAGTACAAACTTATAATCTATATTGTACTGCTTTGCATACTGGTCTAGTAACACCAACGCTTTCTTCATAACAACTGCACCTGCACTCTGCAATAGAGTATTCAGTGCTGAATGTTCTGAGCGTATGTGTAGCTTTCTACCATCTAGTCCTGTTACCCACCCCTTCTTACTGGAGTTTGAAACCTTACTACGCAAGTGTTTTAATGCGGGAGTATTATTAAGGAAGTTATCCTTAAGTATACGACCACGCTTAGCACCACCTCCTGCTACCTCGCCAATCTTACTGTCACCTGCTCCGTAAAGGAAAGCATAGATAAAAGTCTTGGCTTGGTCTCTAGTCTGTAGTCCTGCTGACTTCTGATTAGCACTGTGTATATCACCGTTGAGTATCTCATTAGTATATGCTTCATCATTCATATAGTGGGCGAGCATTCTAAGTTCTAGTCCACTAGCATCACAACCCACTAGCTTGTATCCCTCAGGTACAGTCCACAAGTTACGACAGTCAGCTCCATATCCACCCTCAAAACCCCACAAAACCTTTCCGTCTTTTCCGTGCTTAGTCGCAGGGACTTGAGCACAGTTAGGTTTGGAGTGTGTCATCCTACCAGTCACCGCACCGCAAGGGTTTACCTTACCGTGTACTCGACCAGTACGCTCATCGACAGCTTCAACCCAACTCTTCACCATAGCTATACGCTTGGTCAGTGTCAGATAATCTACAATCAACTGAGCTTCCGGTATCTTTACAGATTTAAGTACCTTCTCATCTACGATAGGGTTGCCCTTCTCAGTAAATGATTTAGGTTTCCAACCGAAGTGCTGTAGATACTTAGCTATCTGTTGCCTTGAGCCTAAGTTAAACTCAGGGTAATCATAGTATCCCCACTTATCATCTTCATAGTGTGCACCCTTGTCTAGCTGAGCTTGATACCTTTTAGATATACTACCGTCCTTGTTGTGAGTCTTATCACCGGGATGTGGTAAGTCTACCCACACAGGTAGAGGTTTAAATCTCTCGTGCACCTCGTCCTCTATGTCTAGTACCTTCTCCTTCATCTCAGCGAGCAGTTCATAAGCACGCTCTTCGTCAAGTATCATACCGTTGTCGGTCTGCTCTCTAATAATATCAGCAGTCTTATGCTCTATATCTACAGCACTAAATTGTTCACTAGTGAACTTTAAATGCTCATAAAGAGTCTTGGTTACTCGTACATCTTGCTGACAATATTTCAACATATCGTGGCTATACTCTTCCCAACCACCTTGATAGTCATCCTTATAATCACCAAGCCTTTCTCCCCAAGCTCTTAAAGAGTGACCTCCATCAAGGCTAGGGTTGTGTAGTCTACTAAGAACGAGAGTGTCCCGTAGATTAAAATCCCAATCCATCCCAGTAATCCTACGCAGAACAGGAACATCAAAATTAATAATGTTGTGTCCCACAAGAGTGTCGACATCTTCTGATGCCAACCATTTCCGAAAAAGTCCATTGGCTTCTCCTCCTATAAAATTGTAAACAGTAGACTCACCATTATCTAGCATCGCACAAATGCAATGTACTTTGGTAGCGTTGAGTCCATCAGTTTCTATGTCAAAAAAAGCTGTGTTCATCATCTACCTCCGATAATCTTCCGGTGTCACTGTCATACTGTAGCTTACAAGCGGGACCAGTCAGACCTGAGAACCTATTCTTTATCACACGCAGAGTAGTTTGGTTGCGAATGATAGGGTCATCGTCCTGTTGATTACGCTCTAAGCCTATTACAATGTCAGATAACTGTGCAATTGCTGCGGAACCTCGAAGCTCTGAGAGGCTCACCTGTCCACCTTCTTCGTGAGCCTTACCTTGAGGTCTCCTGAGATGAGATATAAGGAATAAGCCTATGCCAGTCTCCTGTACTATCTTGCGGAGCTTGGTCATAATAGCATCAATAGCCTTGCGCTCATCGAGAGAGCCATCTTGCTCGCTTACAACGATAGATAAGTGGTCGAGTATAATCCACTTACAATCATAACCCTTGGCATAATTTCTAATGACATTAAGTAATGAGTCCTCTTCAATACTGCCCCAATGATTGTGTATGTATACATTCTTATCGCCGACAGCTTTCTGCCATAGTGCTTTCTTCTCTTCTTGACTCAGCTCTCTTTCATACTGAGGGATATGGATAGGAGCATTGGCTTCGATAGACATCAGACCCTTAACACTACGAGCAACCGACTCTTCCAAGTGAATGATAGCCACGCTATCGTCAGTGGTATTAAGTAAGTATGCTTCTAGTTCCTTAACGATACTGGTCTTACCCATACCTGAGCCACTTGTGATAGTAACCAACTCCTTCTCTCTAAATCCATAGGTTAGTTTGTTAAGACCCTTCCAAGGATAGTCCACAGTTAATGAGTCCTCTTCTTCCATTAAGAACTCCCAAGTATCCTTACCTCTAACAACACCTGCAGGACTGTAAGGCTCGGAAGACCACCAAGCATTGGTAAACTCTTTAACCTTTCCGTTCACTAGCATATCACTAGCGTCCTTCATAGGTAGCTTACATATCTTGAGCTTGCCGACAGATATAATATCTTGGCAGGCTTTCACAGCATCGAACCCGGCTTGGTCTTGGTCGAAACACAAGACAACATTATCAAAAGACTCTATGTATTCTAGATTCTCTTTGATATCTCGTGACGCAGAAGACGCCCCATTCTTTAGGGACACCACCTGCCACTTGCCATCGAACATTTCTGAAATCGAGAGGGCGTCAATTTCGCCTTCACAGATAGTCAGATACTTACCACCGGAGCGGTTAGCATTCTGTCCGAATAGCCCGGAGCCTTTGTTGGTTCCTATTATTTGAAAGTCTTTAGTCGCGACAGTTCTCTCTTTATATCCGAGTAGCCTGTTGCTCTCGTTAGAGTCGTAGTATGGATAGTAATGTTTATCTATCTTACCGGTCTTGTCGTAACTAACAGTCACACCAAACTTCGATGTGATTTTAGATGATATGCGTCTCTCTTTAATTGACGCATTAGATACACCTCTCGGTGTTATTGTTTGCATAGGCATTTGCTCCTCTATAAAATTGTTGACACCGGTGTCATCTTTTTGGTAATGACCACAGGCATTGCAATAACCGTGACCGTCTGAATAGACAGCCAAGTTATCACCTGACCTATCCCCACCCGTCTCACGACAGGCAGGGCAAGGCTTATGTTCTACAAATGTAGAGGGGTTATGCGAAGAACTCACTTGTCTCAGAGTCTTGTGACTTGTACCCTTCGGTACGCTTGTTGACCTTGACTGCTGTCAAGTAAGTGGCAACACCGTGAGTAGGGTGCTCTTGTCCTGCTTTCCATAGTACCTCAACGACAGACTCAGCACCAAAATCGTGACCGATTGCTTCGCCATCTGCAGTTTTAATCATCTCAAAAGACAGTGGATATTTAGTAGAGAATTTGCGAGCCCTATAAGACCCTCCATCCTCTGTCTGAATAGTACGGACTTTGACACCTGCATCTTCCAGTGCCTTAACTTCTTTGTCATCAACTGCGACAGTAAGTGTGTACTTACCAGTATCTTCACCGTTGAATTTTTCCGTGCTGTCTAGATAGACATACTTTGCTATACCTTTAGTTATCATAGTTATACCTCGAGACCTGTAGAAAAAACTTAGACTAGTAGGTCTCATAGACTAGTCTAAGGATAAAGATTAACTAAAGTGATAATCATTATAGTTATCACTTTAATTAATATCTATAGTAATATTTTATAGTATTCAAGATGAAGAGTCAATAGACAAATCTTCTTTATTTATAACTTCATCATCATCTAAAAAAGAATAAGGATTAGAATGGTATCGACAGACACCACACAAATCTAAGAATTGTTTTCTATCTGACGGGTCTCTTGCCTTAGCCTCCCATTCAGTGAGTAAGGTATCACAACATTTACATCGCATTACATACCTCCATAATTTGAGAAGTCATCTTCACTGAGGATATCTTTGTTCTCATAAGAAACTTCTACACCTTCGTCATTAATCTTGACACCGGTGTCATCTTTTTCATCGTGTCTTCCAACAGACCAACCATTCTTCATAGCATATATGTATGCGTCAGTCTGAGTAACATTGTCTAGCATACAATTGCCTTCTCCGTCAGTCACAAAGTACAGTAGTTTAGTGTCTTCATATATCTGTGCCAGTCTACTTATCAGTGGTTTTTTGTGCATTTGATTGCTCCTCTATGATTTCTAATAGTAATTTAATTTTCTCCTCAAGACGGTCATTCTCACGCTTGAGGTCTCTGTTGATTTGTAACGCCTGTTTGTAGGCATTCTGATTGTTGTTAGGGTTTGTCATTTCGTGCTCCACCCGTCTTGTTTAAGTTGTTTGATTTCTGCAAAAAGCTCATTAATCTGCTCTTGCATATCAACCATTATAGCAAGATATGTGTCAGGTTCAATAGCGTAGGGATAATTTTCTACACTTAATCTACCATCATCATCAAAAATTTCCTTGCCTATTCTGTGTCTGATGTCAAAAAATGACTCGACTTGCTCGTCAAAGTCCCTAACATCGCTTGAATATATACTTACTTCCATATTATCTCCTAAAAATTAACAGTGTATTCGACTCCCGCGTCAACGAGAGCCTGTAAATGCTCAGCTTGACCCTTATAACGTCTAGCTAAGCGGTGATTGTCATCAAAATCTGCATCTTGGTAGAGCCGAGTGACTCTTTTCAGCTCTACCGCAGTGTCGATTAACAGGACTTCTTTCAAGGGCGTCCAGTCCCTACCTGAATTACTCTTCATCGCGTTGATGCTCACAATATGGACAGATTGACTCGTAAATACTGTGCTCTTCTTCACAGTTTTCACACACAATCAACATTGTTTCGTAATCTTCATCAGTTATTTCTAAACATCTGTTGATGTCATCAAAATATTCATCTTTCCAGACACCATTTTTAGCTACTTCCATAGCGTGTTCTTCGCTATCAGCTTTTACTGTGACATCGAACGATGACTCTTGTTGTAAAGTTACTTGTACTACATATTCCATAATATCTCCTATATTAAAACGGGTTGAACATACATTGCTATATTAAATTTCTTTAAGACAGCAATCTCATTATCATCTATGGGTCTACGACTGTCAACCCATACAGCACTACACCAGTCAGAAGTCATAAACTTCTCACCGTGCACTTCTTCTTCGTCTAAGTCACCGAAGTATTGAGTTAAGATATCCTTGTTATCAGTATCTTCGTGGCACAACGCGTACCAATCAAACTCTGCTTCGCCTTGACGTTCAGTTATTCTTGCTAATTCCATAAGACCTCCTAGTCTATTAAGTCCATATAAGCTTGGACGTTGTTTTCAATGAACCAATTCTTACCCTTAGTAAAATCTTTATACATCTTTCTAGCTTCTACTAAATCACCGCCAGTACCAAGCTCGATGTGGTCGTGATATGCCATCATAGTATGGTCATAAATTGCCATTTCAACTGGGTTTAGCTCTACGATAACGCCTGAATAAGGGTTTTGCCTTGAGCCTTTCTCCGGCTCGAGCCACATATGCGTACCAAACGGTAGCTTATCTGTGTCATAACCCCAAGATTTGTATAAATCCTCGCGTTTTACTTGCATTTTGTCAGTGATGCCGGCTCTACGCTCGCGTTCTTCCTCGTAGATAGCATCATTTTTTATTTCTTCTTGCTGTGTCATATGTCCTCCTTGGACTTTATTGTAAAGAGTATGGACTCTGCTTAAGAGAGCCCATAGTTTTTACAATTACTGCTTCATATTAACTCCTATATAGTTTGTAATAACGTCTTTTGTAATTGAGACCTAGTCCCATATTGTCATAAAAGACACCGTACCTATCAAATGAAACACGCTTGTAGGTTTTTATTCTAAACTTAAACCCTAGCACGTTAAAATGATAAAACTTATTTTTAGGGGTTGCACTGTCCCTATACAGTTTTCTTACTTTTGCTTTCATAAGACCTCCTAGTCTCATAGTTATAATAAATGTTGACACCGGTGTCACGATTGTTTCTTTATTCGTTTCCACGTTTGCCAAGTAATACTTTGTAAATGCAATGGCGTCAGTCCCAATGTTTCAGATGTCATTATATAGCATTCTTCAAGGAAAGTATACACCGCACTAGATATAGCTTGCTCTTTTTCTGTTGCATTCCGACCGATTGCGATTGCTATGGCGTGACGGTCAACGGTGACACCGCCACCTGACGGGTAAACCATATTCAAATAAAATCTTTTCGTTTTTTCTCCGTTGAGAATGTCTAGTATTTGTTGGTCGATGATGAGAGCGTCAGTCATACTCCGATTCTTGACACCGGTGTCATCTTTTAGAGCCAAAATATCAAGGGCTTTTTGCTTTTGTTGTTGCATATGTCCGCAGTCACCTGACAATATCAAATCGACAGCTAACTCCTTGTTTTTACTCCATTCTTTACGCGGTGAGAGAGCCGAAATAATACCCAATACTTGACGCTTTGAGACATTGAGCCGGTTAAAGCTAGATAAAAAATTTGATACCTGAGACCCAAAAATATTTGCTTCTCGATACCAGTCATTTTTTTCTGACTCCAAACTAACATTATAAACTTTCATAATATTATTTTTTATTTTTGTTCGACTGTAATCTATACCGCCGATTTTAATTGTTTTCATAATATAGTTATCCTTGTTATGTATTGTGAGCGTCCCATATTCTCTATTCTAGGGACTTTCTTTATGTAAGCAAGGCTTACCCCTTACTCAACATAAATCCAATGATACTTGATTGATTGTGATAGTCAATAGGTGTCTAGATGTTGACACCGGTGTCAGGAATTGCGGACAAAAAAAACCCGCCGATTAAGGCGGGCTCTTTGTGTTGCTGTGATGTTAGAACTTCATCACATATGTATTTAACTGTTGTGACGCTTCTTTCATCTGCTCTTCATAAGCCTTACGTCCCTCTTCAGCTAGTCCCTTTTCATTGGCTTCAATCCAATCACCAATTATTTCAATTAGGGACTTTTCTTCTTTCTCAGGTGTTGGCTCGATGTCTAGCAAGAACTCGCAATACTTGCCCTTGTCGGCTTCCTCGGCTAGACCGTCTTCAACATCTTGAGACTTGGCTAAACGAATGCTCCACTTTTGCTCTTTGGCTTTTTCTTTTCCTAGTATGGCTTGTTGTGTTGCTTTCTTATTGGTTAGCTTAACCATCTTATGTACCTTATCCTTGAATGCCTTTAGCTCTTCTTTGACTAGGGTCTCATTGTTATGATTTAGCGTGTCAATGTATGCCTTGCGCTTTTGTTGATTCTTGCTAACAGCTATTAAAAATTCGGTGATTGTCTCTTCACCTGTTTTAATGCCACCGGCTGTATCAAGTATAAAGCCAATGTATTCGCCGTCTGTTACTTGCTCGCCTTTCTCGTTTGTTGCTTTGAAGTGTTTTGTTGTAGTTGTCATAATGTTTTTCCTTTGGTTATAGACGCGTCAAAATGCGCGACTTGTGACAAGTATAAACTTTCTTTAATCGTAAAGCAACAATTATTTTTTATTAGTTTTATTTTGTCTCTC